TGGAACTCTTTGTAGGTCAGCATTAGTCCTGCCTTCCTTGGTGGTAGTCCTCATACCCATAGTCTAGGTATTGGTCGCCATAGGGTGCGCCGTATCCTGTTAGGTCAATCTCCGGTTCGTTCATACTCTGTTTCCTCTCTTTGTGTAAAGTTCTACAATCTTATCCATACCTAGCATCTCTTGTTTGTGTCCATACAGGTCTAGGAAATACATAATCTGTCGCAGGGCTACGCTTGGTGTTAGGTCTTGCGTAGATACCTCGTCAATTATGTCGCTTATCTGTTGCTCTATGTCTGCTCTCTTACCACTCAAGTGTCTCATCTTGTTCCTCTCTTTCGTCAATACACCAGACGCAGGTGCGTCCGTCTATGTTCTCTATTGAGATTTTATTATTGCAAGTGTCGCAGTATTCATACTCAATCGGGTCAGGATTTCCTGGTCGCATTACGCCACCTCATCTTGTATCTTGTGCCACCACTCTAACGAGCGAACTTCTAGGTGTAGCAGTTGGTCTGCTGGTATGTTATCTAATAGATAATCAAACGCAGACTTAGCCGTATCAAAGTCGCCAGCGATAAAGTCGCCGTTGCTCTTGGCTATCTCCCACTTATCTACCCCACTAGGGGAACAACTGTATTCCACTTCATAGATTAGGTAAGTCATCTATCTATCCCTCTCTCTTGGATTACTACACACTCCTTGTGTAGCGTTAGGTTTGTGTGGTTGCTTAGTGGTCTATCGCATACTCGGCAGTACCTCATAGTTCCCCCTTGGCTTGGTTGTAGCCTAGTTCATAGGCACTTTGGCAGTTGTCGCATAGCCCCTTAGTGCTTACTTCATCACACTCATAAGCGCAGTTGGCGCAAGTTAGATAGGTCATAGCGCACACTCCACATAGTCGGCGCAATGCTGTTGGCAGTTGCCACAACTACCGCACCACTCCACACTTTCGCAATCTGCTCTACAAGTATCGCAAGTTGGTATTACTTCTAGGTCAATCATTAGTTCCCCCCTTGTGGGCAATCCGTGTATGGATTTTCTCGCCCCTCGTTATCCTCGCAAGAGCAGAACCCAAAGTTCTCCACTTGCGTTTCGTGGGTGAGTTCTGCCAACTCGTCCCAACTCCAATCTCTTTTCATTAGTACCCCCTCTTTTGTAGTTCTATGGCTTCATCTATGGTTGCCTCTATCTCTCGCTGTGTTGCTTCAGACCAATCAAGTTGCAGCCAGTTATCTATGTAGTTGTGTATCTCTAACGCTTGCGCTAGTGGCACTTCGGCATACTGCGCAATCATTCTTGTGAATAAGTTGACACCTATCATTACTGCCCCCTCTTTAGTAGTTGTATCCCTATCGCTATGGCGTAGCCGATAAATCCCCACGCCACCGCAAGCCAAGCGTATCCTAGTAGTTCCATTAGTTGCCCCCGTATTCTAGTTGTATCAATACTCTTAGAGTTTCTTGCCACTCTTTTAGAATTGTTTCTATCAAGTGATAGTCTAAAATAGAGACGGGCTTCCCTACTATGTAGTTTATCTTATTCTCTAGTTCCCTTAGACGTGCCGCTACTTGCCCTAGTGTTGCTGTTTCCATTGTTCCCCTCTGTTTCTGTTTGTCCGCCTAGTCCCCCGACTAGGTAAGGATAAGTCTAGCCTACCCGTGCCACCCACCCCCGCAGGGGTGGATAGCCCGCGTTTCTAGCCCCTCGCTTTTCTTACTGTTATGCCCTCAATCTCAATACCTAGGGCAGGTCCAACCATTTTTAGTAGTATGTCCGAAATCTCACTCTCTAGTTTTTCCGCCCCCTGTTTGATTTCGTATTCGTCTTTTATCTTTAGCGTTAGTGTGTAGTTCATTATTCCCCCCGCTCTGTTAGATACTGCTTTGCTTTTGCTAGTGTGGTGAAGTCGTCCATACCCACCCAGTTTTCCCCGTTCTCATCACTCAAAGCGACACACCATAGCACCCTACAATTTGGCACTTCTGGGTCCCACTTGTAGATTTGGAAGTTCTTGTAGCGATACACGCCCGCCCGTTCTCGTGTTAGTTTCATCAGTTCCCCCTTATTCCTCGTCTCGGCATTGTGTAGAGCAATACTTTAACCCATTCTCGTCCATCTCGCCCTGAATTACGGCGTATTCCCCGCAGAAGTCGCACTCGTCCACTTCCGCTATGTTCGGGGCTAGTGCCCCAATCTCCGCGTCCACTAGCCCCAGTTCTATCAGGGCACTAGACACTCGGTCTAGCGTGTGTCGGTTTGTTATCTCTTCGGCTAGTGCTGTGAGTAAGACCACTTGGTCACTCTTGCTAAAGCCCTGTTCTGTAAATCGCATCAGTTCACCCCCCAAGCATTGCGCACTAGATTTTGTTGCTTGCTGGTGGTCACGCTGTATCGCTTAGGGGTGACCCACTTCTCCCCTGTTGTGGTGTTGTATTCTGCTATCTGCGTGCTGTATGAAATAACGCGGTAGGTGTCGCCCCACTTCTCGCCCCGCATTGAGTTGCCCACGAATGGGGTTAGGGTCGCCAAGTGCTGGCGGATTTGGTCATAGTTCGCTTTCATAGTTGTTCCTCTCTATCTTGGGGGCTAGTTCCCCCCTACCACCCCCCGACAAGCGGGGGGCGATAGGCAAATCCTAGCCTAGTTATTCCAAGAATTCACCCTCTCATTTATCGCCTCTATGATTGAGTTTTTGTAAGTGTTCACATCGTGTTCTAAGTATTTCAGGGCTTGTTCTTTAGTTGCGAACCCGTCAACCCGTAGAGTGAACTTATTGTGTCCGAACACTCTAAACGCTTTCCACTCGCCATTTACTAACTCTACCCCGAACGGGTATCCCTTGACCATTTCCATTTCTAACCCTCTCTATCTATTGGCTTGTTTGCCAATAGCAGAACAATAACAGCACCGCAGGATTGACGCAAGCCGAAACGGGGTTTTTAAGGAAATTCTCAGATAAGGATTTCCATACCATAACTTGACTAATAAGTCAAGCCGAAACGATAACAAAATGATAACGATTTTATCCACAGGTTATCCACAGGATAACGCTTGACTAATTGAGAACTATTCTCAACTGGGTTAGTCCGAACACTTGTTCGGTTCGGTTATTTAATTTAGCCCATTGGTCTAATGTTATCCACAACCCGCAAGTAACCGAACGCCTGTTCGGGGGGTGTGGGGAGACTACCTATGCTACAATGCCTACTATTACACTACCCGCCAGTTGTGGATAACTTTGACCCCCCTATGCTTAAATCGCGCAGCGTAATTGTGTATGTACTCCCATTTTATTTTTTTCTGGTTTATTACAGGGGGGCTAATATAACTAAATAATGTCCGATATGTACTATATAACCTTAGAATAACCTTAAAAACACATAATATTTCTACAAAATGTGTGCGATAGTACTATTAAAGAGGGGTTATATATAGTTAGAGAGTAATTACTAATATAACATTACTTCGCCTTCGCTTGGGGCTACGGCGAAGGGGAAGTAATGCGGGTAATAATTTGGGTATTATGTTCTGCCTTTTTGGAAGGCAGAACGTTACTATAGCATCGCCTACGGCGATGTAATATTACTAGACCTAGGACAAACTTTGGCAGCAAAAGCAGGTGCGGAGCACCATAACGTAATCAGGGGTAGGGAGAATAAGGCTAACTTCCTAGCATACCTTGAAGGCGGAGCATCTGTAACACAGGCTTTGGCTATGCTAGACCTCAGCAATGAGTCCTTTCGCAAATGGATTATGAAGGACAAAGTCTTCGCAGCAAAAGTAGAAGAAGCCAAGGCCGCTGGCCAGCACCTTCTCAAACTAAAGGCTGGCGAGCACGGGGCTATGTCCTATGCCGACTTCTCCAAAGAGTTCCTCGGTATGCAGGTCTTCCCACATCAGCAGGATTGGGTTGACGTACTTGAGGGCAGAGAACCATCCTGGCTCCATCCTTCTATGACATACGAGAAGCGCAACCCAAACCGCCTTCTAGTAAACGTACCCCCTGAACACGCCAAGTCTACCGTCATCACGGTTGGCTACTCTACCTACCGAATTGCCCTAGACCCTAACGTTCGCATCATCATAGTCTCTAAGACTTTGAACAAAGCCCGTGAGTTTGTCTACTCAGTCAAACAGCGACTCAGCCACCCCCGCTATCACAAACTACAATCTGTGTTCGGCCCTGCTGGTGGCTACAAGCAAGATGCTGATACCTGGAAAGCAGATACGGTCTACCTAGGTAGCGATACCAGAGACTCATCTGAGAAAGACCCTACCTTGCAAGCCCTAGGTATGGGTGGCCAGATTTACGGTGCCCGTGCTGACCTCATCATTCTTGATGACGTTATCACAACTGCCAACGCTCACGAATGGCCAAAGCAGTTAGAGTGGCTCCAAAAAGAAGTAATCACCCGTCTAGGTAAAAACGGTAAGTTGCTAGTGGTAGGTACTCGTATCGCCAGCAATGACCTCTACAGAGAGTTGCGAAATGCAGAACATTGGTCTGGTGGACAGTCCCCTTTCACTTACCTTTCAATGCCAGCAGTCTTGGAGTTTGATGACCGCCCTAAAAATTGGGTTACCCTGTGGCCTAAGTCAGACCGCCCCTGGGATGGGGATGAGGATGTTGAGCCAGATAAAGATGGATTTTATCCTAAGTGGGACGGTTCCGCCCTGTATGAACGTAGAGGCGAGGTAACCCCCAACACTTGGGCACTTGTTTATCAACAGCAAGATGTAGAAGAAGATTCCATCTTCCCACCAATGGCTATTATGGGTTCCACTAATGGAATGCGTAAGCGTGGCCCTATCAATCCTGATGCCCCTGGTCATCCGCAAGAAGGTCAGTGGTATGCTATAATGGGGCTTGACCCAGCGATGACTGGCAATACCGCAGCAGTTATGTATGCGGTAGATAGATATTCAGGCAAACGCCTAGTCTTAGATGTCTTCAATATGAAAGACCCAACCCCAGCCAAGATACGAGACTTGATTGAGGAATGGGTAGATAAATACCGCCCAGCAGAATTGCGAGTAGAGATTAACGCCTTCCAGAAGGCAATCTCACTTGACGATAATCTTCGCCAGTGGCTTGCTTCACGTGGGGTCAAACTCAGTGAGCACTTCACAGGCAAGAATAAGTGGGACACCGACTTCGGTGTTGCTGCTATGGCACCATTGTTTGGACACGTTCGTGATGGCAAGTTTGAGAAAAATAATTTGATTGAACTGCCAGCACAGGATAATGAGCACGTCAAGGCTCTTGTGAACCAACTCATCACCTGGAAGCCAGATACAAAAGGCCCAACCGACTGCGTGATGGCACTATGGTTTTGCGAGATTCGCGCACGAGAGATGATTCAGAAAAACCAATACAAGTCTTCATTCGCTCCAAACAAATTTGCCACTAGGCGCACGATGGCCCAGAGAGGCACTGTGTCTTTAACAGAGTTGGCAACCGAACAATACATTACATACGCATAAAGGATTACAATGGCATTAACAATTGACCAGATAGCGCACAAGGTAGATGGCCTGAAAAGACGCTATGCTGCACGTGATTCACGTATGGCAGATGTGCTTGCGGTACGCCAAGGAAATATGGCTGGCGTGTTTCCAGATATGTTTCCAGAAGGCTTTAGCAAGCCTATGGTTGCCAACTTTGTTGACATTGCTGCACGAGATATTGCAGAAGTCTTAGCACCACTACCATCTTTCAACTGTTCTGCGGTAAACGTAACCTCAGATAATGCAAAAAAGTTCGCTGACAAGCGCACATTGATTGCAAATAACTACGTTAATTTTTCCAGACTGCAAACCCAGATGTATCAGGGTGCAGACTGGTACTTATCCTATGGGTTTCTACCCATAGTGGTAGAGCCTGATGAACAGGCTGGTATGCCTCGCATTCGTGTAGAAAACCCACTGGGTGCTTACCCAGAGTTTGACCGCTACAAGCGATGCGTCTCATACACCAAGCGATATGTAAAGTCCCTAGGTGAACTCATTGCAGAGTTCCCAGAGTTTGAATCACAGTTAATGGGTCGCACCGTTACTCGTGAGACTGCAGACTATGGCAAGCCATTGGAACTTGTACACTATCAAGATAAAGACGTTCACGTCTTGTTCGTACCAGAGCGCAACAACCTTGTACTACGCACCGCCGCAAACCCAACTGGGGAACTAATGGTGCGAGTGGCGGTTCGCCCAGGTATTGATGACGAAGCACGTGGACAGTTTGATGATGTTTTGTGGGTACAACTTGCTCGTGCTCGCTTCTCCTTGCTTGCAATGGAAGCAGTAGAGAAGTCTGTACAGGCACCACTAGCATTGCCAGACGATGTTGACGAGTTTGCATTTGGCCCTGATGCAATCATCCGTTCACGTAACCCACAGCAGATTCGCCGTGTTGGTCTTGAGTTACCAACTGGCGCATTCACTGAGCAGTCACTACTTGCTCAAGAACTACGCTTGGGTTCACGTTTCCCAGAAGGCCGAACAGGCAACATTGATGCCAGCGTAATTACTGGTCAAGGCGTACAGGCTTTGCTTGGTGGCTTTGATACTCAGATTAAAACTGGCCAAACAATTTTGGCTGACCTGTTTGAAGAAGTTATTGAACTTTGTTTCCGCACTGATGAGAAACTCTTTGACACTCGTAAGAATGTTAAGGGTACTCATCAAGGTGCACCATACGAAATTACTTACATCCCAACTAAGGACATCAAGGGCGATTACAGCGTAGAAGTACGCTATGGCTTGATGTCAGGCTTAGACCCATCACGTGCTTTGATTTTCTCATTGCAGGCTTTAGGTGCAAACCTAATCTCAAGAGACTTTGTAATGCGTGAACTCCCTTGGTCAATGAATGTGTCAATGGAGCAAGAGCGCATTGACATTGAAAAGATGCGCGATTCTCTTAACGCATCCATTGCAGCGTTGGCTCAGGCAATCCCTGCTATGGCAGCACAAGGACAAGACCCATCTGATATGGTTGAGAAGATTGCCCGTGTAATTGATGCACGGCGTAAAGGCTCAGCAATTGAAGATGCGGTTATGGATGTCTTTGAGAAGCCAGAAGAACCAGAGGTGCCTGAGATGCAGACTGCGCCAGGGGTTGAGCAGGGTATGCAGGAGCCAGGTGCTTCTCCCCAAGGGACTCCCCCTGGTGCCCCACCACCTGACCTCGGAGCAATCCTCTCACAACTAGGAGCATAATGACTACTATTGTTGCACTACAGGGTGGTTCTGTTGCAACAATAGGAGCAGAATCCTACACAACCTACGGCGATAGACCTTTCTTTCATAAAGATGTAAAGAAGATTGTTCGCTCAGGTAAATGGCTAATTGCAGCCGCAGGTGATGCTAACGCTTGTGACCTAATCACAAACATATGGAAGCCGCCAACTCCTAGAGGCAACAAGTCATTACACGACTTCGTAGCCACAAACGTAATGAAAAGCCTACGCAAGATGCTTGCTGATAATAACTACACTCAGCAACCTAAAGATGATGGCTTTGATTTACTGCTTGCTTGTAATGGCGAAGTGTTCCAAATAACAAATGATTTTACACTGCTAAGGTCAGGCACAGGAATCTACGGTGTAGGCTCTGGTGCTGATTACGCAGTAGGTGCACTAATGGCTGGTGCTACTGTTGAAGAAGCAATGAAGATAGCAATAAAGTTAGACATAAACAGTGGTGGGCTAATACAAATAGAATTATCAGAAAGGTTATAAATGGTAGAGCGAAGAGGCGGATACAGGCCAACTGCGCCACAGAATAACCCTAACATCATTCGCCCACTTGGCGGCAATGGTCAAAGTGGTCGTAACGCTGGCACATTCCAAGGGCCAAAAGAGATGACTGGTGGTTCTTATGGTGAGGCAACAGAGTTGCGTAACCTGCAACAAGGCGCACTTATGGCTGGAGAACGTACTCGCCCTGCTGCGCCTATCGTAGAACTTACTGCTCCAACACAACGACCAGAAGAACCATTCACAACTGGTATGCCATTTGGTGAAGGTATGGGGCCAGA